TAATTGAGTAGACTTCATAGAAATCAAAGCTGTTGATGGACTATCTCCCGATACTATAACAAAGTGAGATGCAGTCTTCTCAATATAATTACCATTTGGTAATCTATCTTTGTAATTTGCATCAGGTTTTGTTTTGGACATGATGTCAGAAGATGAATCATAGATTGCAATTGGTGCACCTAAACCCTCTCCTCTATCTTTCCATTCAATGTACTCCAACTTATAAAAGCATGGTATTACATTGATACCTTTCACTCCATCATA